GCGCTGCGTAGTCACCGGCTTTAGTGGTGGCGCGCTCATGCTTCGCATCAGCCCAGCTTTTGACCTTTTGAACCAAGGAAATTTTTTCAGCTTTAGCTGGAATGTCTTTTGAGTTCTTATATTCAAAAGATACTAATAATTGCCGATCAGATTGATCAGGGGTGGCTGGTATTTCTGATCGGGGGGTATCCGGGCCGGAAAAAAAGGCGCGCAGGCAGTGCAGCGATTTCGCAAAAAGCGTACGTGCTTTTGCGATGGCTTCTTTCGCTGCGGAGTCCAGAGTTTTGCAAAGAGAGACGGCCGCAGCCATAAATTGCTGCGTAAACTGGTATTCCGTTGGGAGTTGGCCACGCCCTTTTTCTGACTTATCGAACACCAGCGTTTCAGTGAGAATTTTGGCTTCAACGGCTTTTTTGAGATTGCGACGGATCGTCGCTTCCTGCGTACCGCACAGTTCAGCCATGCGTTTACGGGACATCGTAATTTTGTAAGCCGACGTGCTGGCGGCCACCTGGCAAACCTGCGACAAAATGACGCGAGCCGCGCGAGGAAGGTTTTCGTTGGCGATCATATCGACGGCGCGACGCAACCCGTAGCTGCTTAACTGCCCGTTTTTCTTGAAAGAAGCGCCTTTCTGCTGTATATTCGTACACGTTAATGTCATAAAAATTCCTTCATAAGGCCACCCGGCACAGGTGGCCTTTTCTTTTGCTACTTACCTGGTTTTGCTATAGAGCGCGTGATGGCCATAAAGCCCTGCTCGATATGAGTCAGGCCGATGTTCAGCCAGCGCAAATCGATTTCCACAGCTTGATCGGCATTAACCTGTTTCAGGCGTTCGATGAAGGCCAGAACGTTTTGCTCCAGCCCCTTCGATTCGTTCATGAGGTCAATCTCGATCTGGCTGAGTTCGCGGTAGTTCTTGATGAGGCGGTGCTGATTTTCCAGGGGAATATCCTCGTAAGAGAAGGCGCCAACAGGCGCCTTGTGAGTGCAGCGTTTCCGACAAAACAAAGAGTATTGCGGGCGGAGTGTAACGGGGGATCGCTGAGATGATCAAGTCATACAATACGAATTAACCGACCTGATTAAGGCATCAGGCCGGTTATGTTTAATTACTGCGCACCAAAGCGGGGTGTTTCATCGTGGAAGGAGATAAAGGATTTTGAGGCGGGCGCCGCGCTTTTAGCCGTGCCTTTATGTGCCTGCTCCGGGAGATGCTGCGGCGGTAGCTGGTGGGTATCGAGGCGCGACAGCGATTCGAACAGGGCTGTGACGATCGCGACATCATCCTCAGTCTGCATATTCGCCAGCGCGCGGCGGTGCGACTCGTTGGTAAACACCGGCAGTTTGTCCAGCGCGGCGGCGAGCTTGTTTTGACGGGCGTCGGCGGCGCTCTCAAACATCGCCTTTTCCTGCTGCAGTGACTCCAGCATGCTCTGCTGCTCTGTCAGGCGCGCTTCTTTCTCCAGCAGCTCACCGGCAGCCACCAGCTGCGCCTCTTCCAGTTCCTCGACACGCATGACGCTTTCGATCATGGCTTCGTGCTGAGCCAGCTTTTCACTGTGCGCCACAATTTCGGCGGCTGACTCATCACTGAAGCCCTGACCGGTGAGGGACTCCATCATGCTGCTGGTGCGCTGGTCGTTACTTTCAAACATCGCAGCCGGGTGGTCCTGGCTGATGTAGTTCGGCGTCAGGACATAATCGAAGCCGTAGAGGTTTTTGGGGATGGAAACGGAAGGAGAATCACGGCCGGTTGTAACCCATGACCAGCCGCCAGCGCGCGACTCCAGCATGCCCGCCACGATGCGGCCAGTCGGGGTGTCCAGAATTTCCTGGGTGTGCTGCACGTTGCCTTCATCGTCCACGCTGATCGACACGGTGCGGCAGGCGGGGATGTTATCCAGCACAACGGGCTTGCCTTCGACCATCACAACGGCGGTTTCCGGCAGCTCCATTTTGCCGGTGATCTGGCGGCGGGAATGGCCGTAATAGCCGTACAGTTCGCCCAGGCGCAGACCTTCCTGTGTGTCAGGATGGTTAATCATGGACTTGACCGCTTCCAGCATGTAGTTGCGGTTATTCTGCTTGCCCTTGCGCACCTTGCGGTACAGGGAAAAGCGGTCGGTGTGGACTTTGAGAATTTTGTGATCTGACATAGTTACCTCAGTTGAAGAGTGTTTCGGTGATGATGTTTTTCACGTCTTCTGGAGACATGGACGCCATTAATTTCACCAGCTCCGCATCGCTTAATGCGCGCTGCGGGTTTACCCCTTCCATCATGTTGTTGGCCTGGGTGCTGGCCGCAGTTTTGATTTCTTTCAGGAGGGCATCAAGGCGCTCATCCGGGACGCGCAAGATGTCGCCCATAACCAGCTGCTTGAAGGTTTCAGAACCTGCCAGCGACGGGTTATTGCAGATCGCATCGATGATGGTCACGAACACGCTGGCGTAATTAGCGCGCGAGTCCATCGCGGCGTTTTCTTCCAGCTCGATAGAGCTGGCCATAGAGAAAAATTCAATCTCATAAGGGCGCTGGCCGGGCGGATAGACCTTGCCGTATTTGGTGGCCAGATGGATGTCGGCGAAGCGGTAGATCATTTCGGTCGCGCCGCCGCGCAGCCAGCCCGCTATCATCCCTGCAGCGATCGACGTGCGCAGGAAACCACCCTCGCCAAGGCCGCCAGACATCTGATCAGCAAAGCCCAGCATGGTGTAATCCAGGCCCATAGCGGCCGCCAGCTGCTTGATATGCAGCATCACGTCTTCCAGCGCGGTGATGTCGGCCGGGATGCTCTGGGTATCTACCTGGAAAGTACCTTTCCCGTTCTGCCCCATGATTGGTAAGAGAGTGTTCGTCACGGTCGGCGCGGAGTTATGGCCGCGGGCGCGCTTTTCCATCATTTCGGCGGAGCGCTTCAGCTGCTGCGAAACGGTGCGCTGATATTCTGCGGCGCGCGCCGGATCGAGAGAGTCGGTGCCGAGCGCAATCAGGCGGTCAATTTTGCTGGCGTTGTAGCGCGTAGCCTTTACTGAACGAATGGCGTTGCGCAGGTTGGTGTACGGCTCGTAAGCGTTTTCCAGAATGCTGGTGCCGTAGTTCTGGGTTTCAACCGGCACGCGCTTCATCGGATCCGACAGCAGCGAAAACTGTTCCGTCCCGGTGTAGATCGGCATCATGTTGTGGCGCGGGCGCCAGTAAGGGGTGCGCATCGGCACCAGTTCCCAGGGCATGGCGAAAGTCTGCGCGCCGGTTTCGTCTTTGAGGTAATCGCCGGTGAAGCCCGCCAGCTGGCCACCCACTTCATACTCCTTCACGAAATGCGGCAGGGTGTAGTAGCTGCACTCAAAGCCGGTGATCCCCACTTTAGGCGTGGTGTAAGGCCGGATGTAGGCTACCCCAAAAATTGCCATCAGCATCCCCCAGCCCGGCAACTCCTGATTGATCATCAGGCCAATGTCGTTCATCAGCTCATCGCAAACCGCCGTCGAAATTTTGTAGTCCTTATCCTCGCTGTTTTTTACAGGCTTAAACCGGAAAGACAAATTAGTACGTTTGTCGATAGCGAACGCGTAGGAAATATGGATGTTCAGCGCGGCGGAAATAGTGGGATAAGCGGCCATTTCTTCCAGAAACGGATAGCGCTCGATACGGGCCTCCGGAAGCCTGACTTCATCCAGAATTTCACGGCCTGGGTTTACGAAAGAGTCCGTTAAATCCTTCCCCGCGCCATCGTTTCCGAGCAGGCCGGACCTGGAAAAAACGGCGCCGTAACCGCCGCTGCCAGAAGGGCCGAGCGCCAGCGGGCTTCCCTTATTAGCACGGCTACCCGGCATCACGGTTTCCAGCGCCTTCCGGATGTTGTCAAACGGAAATTTAGGCATCGCAGAATGCACCTTTGATAAAGTGAAAAATTAGTATCATATGACACGTTATCAAATGTTCACTCTGGAGGTGACGGATGCCTGACGTTAAAGGCAAATATGGAGAAGCGATCCAGGCGTGCAATTCGGTTTCCGAGATTGTTCGCTTTATTCGCGCGCTGGGGCTAAACCGCCAGCCGGTGAGTTTTGGTGTTACGAAGGTGGCCGGGATCTCGATCGAGCGCACCCGCAAAGAGGCCAACGCGAAAGCGCTGGCGCTGCTGAACAGCCTGCCGGACGGCGCGCAGCTCACCGATGAACAGCGGCAGACGCTGGCGGGCTACACCGGCGAGGGCGGGATCGGCGGCTCCACCCACGAATATTACACGCCGCAGCATGTGGCAGAAGGTATGTGGCA